CGCCCCACTTCCTTTACTCGTCCAATTCTGCGTTGCTCCACTTTTAGCACTCACAATGCGGACTCCGGTGGAAGGGGGGTCGAGGACTTGCTTGACTGACCAACCATCTATTTGCAGACTTGTAAGTGTACCTCTAAATCCGCTTTGAGCACCACCAGCAGATGTAAAATACGTTGTCTTTGTTCCTGTAGTAGTATAAGATGGAAAAACATATCCTCCTACTGTTCCATATACGTAGCCACCAGAGATAGCGTCAATGGTAACAATAGATTTAAAAAGTCCTCCAGCATCATATGTGTGTGCTTGATATATTGATTTTCCTGTGATGCTACTCGCTGATGCCTTACCGCCAGAAACAGACCATCCCGCATCCGCTGTCCAATTACCAGCATCATCAAACACACCCCCAGTGATACAGTCATCCCCCAACGTCTCTCCCCCTCCAACGGCTCCACCAAATCCCCATGCTACATCTCCGCTTTCATCCTCCAACTCAATCAGAAACGGCGTGCTCCCTGCATCAGTACCGGCATAAGGGGAAAGGTCAAGTCCTTCAGCCCAACAAAATGCTGTCGTGGCATCGAAGGAGTTACGGGCATTGGCGGAGGTGAATGTGCCACTTGCTATCAATACGGCAGGGGTTTTGTAGATATAGTATGTGTATCCAGAAGCATCGTTATAGTTGAAAGCCGAGTCCTTGGCTGAGAAATTAAAGGTTGCCCCACCCTTGGTCGAGACGATGGTAACGCCTGTTGCGGAGGGGGTGAGACATTTTTCAGCCGTTTGCGTTGTAATAATTAAAGTTTTACCGTTAGCGGTGGAACTGTTTCTTAAATACCAATAACTGTCAGACACAGCTGTTCTGTATGTATTGGTTTGGTCTCCGGTAAAATACGTTGTTGGACCACCATTCCTCAACGTATATGTTCCCTGTTGGGGCGTTATCGCAGTATTTATTTTATATAATGCACCAACTGTAAAAACCCCAGACTTATATACATCCATTAAAGCTGCGGAAGCTGTTGCTGTGGTGGCATTGGTAATGCTTCCACCTGAAACACTCCATCCGCTTGTTAAATCCCATCCAGATAACGAATCTGAGGCAAACGTCTCCCCACTTCCAGCCGCCTTTATCCATCCTTGGATTGAATGACCAAGACTGTCCTTTATGACAAGGAGGTTGCCTAGTTTGGAGGTCAAGACATCAGCCGCACTAAAGTCAACAAACGCCGTGCCATTTACCGCACTTATCCGCATATTGGCTTGGGTACATGAGCCGGAAGCAACAAGTTGATTAGCCATAATTAAGCTCCACCATCAATAAATACTCCAGTAATATCTGAGGTTCTCCACCTAGAACTAGTATTATCCCAAGTAAAGGTTATTTCCTCCCTAGCCACACCAGAAGAAGTTACCTTATCTCCAGCGTCTAAAGCTGTTCCATTAAACTCAGTTATCTGCGCAGTATTATCAACACTGAAAGATACTGCTGCAATAGACCTAAATTTAACAGATGCTCCATCATAAGTAGCATCAGCAGATGGAAGAACTATTACTGATGCTCCAGTATTAACTAGGATTAATCCATTAGCAATCTCAGGAAGAGTAAGAGTTACAGGGGTAGTAGAAACTATTTTTACAGGCTTACGATCATGAACAATATTAGGAGTGGTCCCACCAGATTCAGTAGGAGATGCAGGAGTAAGTAATCCAGGAGTAGAGCCTGAAGCAGAGCTTATCCATCCATCTAGTTTTCCTGAGCCATCTGAGATAGGAATTTTAGATGCAGTAGGAGTAACTGTAGCATTAGCAGGATCTTCAACTACTTTAGTACTTCCATTTAATGATGCTACTCCAGAAGCAGCTCCTTTTTGTGTAGAAGGAATCTTAGTGTCTGCATAAGTCTTAACTGCCTTTTGGGAAGGAATTCGAGTATCTAGATTTCCTGCAAGAGTTCCATCAATATCTATTTTAGCAGTTATATTAGAAGAGGTTACAGCTCTTTCGGTATCTATACCTGCTATAGTCTCAGCATCAGTAGCTAACTCAACATAGCCTTGTTCAGTAGTACTAGCCTGAACTAGATTCTTTTCAAGAATATCCCAGTTTGCTCCTACGACGGCTTGAGTACCAGCAGAACTACTATCAGTTTTACATAAGAGCATATCTCCAGCAGAAACTACTATTCCACTAGCTCCACCGATCTTGCCAGCAACTGAAACTATATATGTATGTCCAGCATCTGCTGCAGGATAGTTTGGGCTACCTGAACAATCAATTACTCCTTTGTACAGAAGAGGATCAGGAATTGCTGCGATAGCTGCTGCCACACCAGCTGGAGTAGTAGCTTTCTCAGTATCAGTTCCAGTTACTGTTTCAGTATTTGTAGCTAGTTCTACTATCCCTCTAATAGATGAAGTAGCATTAGGTTCACCTTGAATCATATTTTCGTTTATCATCTTAGTCTCCTTAAGCTCGACTAGAGTATTTGTAGATTACTTTTAATGAGGCATCAGTAGTTACTCTAATAGCCTGGAAGTTAGATATATCTTCTGGATTTTTAATAGTCAATCTTTGTCCAGGATTTAAAAGGATTCCTATAGTTGAAGTAGGAGTTGTTCCATCTAACGTAAAACGAATCTGATCTGTCTCAAGAGCACAAAAAACTTCCTGACATACTCTGCCAGAGAAGTTTCCTGAAGTAGGTTGAATATTTGTGGAAGTGAATCCCTTAGCAACATTGCTAATAGTTATAGCTTCATAAGCTCCTGATACATTACCACCTTCAATAATTATATCTTTCATTTCAGTCCTCCTCTGGTAATTAAATTACCATAGATTATATATCAATCACCTGTGGATTTTGTCTAGCTCTTTGTTTAATCTCCTCAATATCCTGAGCAGTAAAGTGTCCATGTAAATGTAGATTGGAACCAGGTTTCTGAGCTGGGTAACCTGCTCTATCCATCCAGTTTTCAGCAGTACGAGCCCTAAGATTAAGAGATGGAGTTTGACCTAACTTACTCGCATCTCCAGTCATAATCTGCTCAAGGACGTCAAGTGCTTTAGGAACACTCTCTTTAATCCTGACCATTATATCTAAACATTCCTTGTCCCGTGCTCCTTGCATTATTTCCATCTTATCCTTAACAACTTGTGAATTGAGAGTGTAAGAGACCATTGCCTCGGAGACTCCTAATCGTTCTGCAATTTCTACACTTTTGAGGCCCAGAAGAGCTAGGCGAGAGATCTCATGGTGGATGTCCCACATCTTGGAGACTTCGAAAGTACGTCTATCGGAGGGAGGTACAGTGCGCAAATCTGGGCCTCTGTCTGGGTCGAAATACTTAAATCTATTTCCGTTACCATTAGTAGCCATTAGCGTTTCCTTCCAGTCTTAGATTTGCCGGCTTTACTCATAGCTATTGCTATAGCTTGTTTTTGAGGTTTACCTGCGTGCATCTCAGTACGGATGTTCTGAGAAATAACCTTTGAAGATTTTCCTTTCTTTAATGGAGACACTTAAATCACCTCCTTATACTTATAAACGAAAAATATTCCTATTGTTATTTCCACAATATCATAAATTTGAGTAAATGTCAAGGGTAAATATTTGTGGAATTACTCCGAGTATAAGTATTCCTATTCGATTAATTGTTATTCACCTCTGTTAATTAAATTACCATAGATAACCATGTCCACGAGATGATATAAATTAACAATTTTGTACATATAGAAATAATTGTACAAAATCTAAATGACCTTTAGGCGCAAAATTTTTCTAAAGTTTCCCCCTAATGGGTCTCACTGTTGAAACGAGCTCACGTTGCACTTGTGAGAATGTTCAACGATTTCAATGGTTTGTGAAATAGTTGTTGACAATCGCAAAAAATTCTGTCATAATGCAATCAACATCAGCGAGATGTTTGTTCTTTGACAATCGAATAGGTTACCGTATCGTCTCATATCTACCACAAAAGAAAGGTAAGGTGTGATATGAACGAGACAATGACAGGTAAGTGCGGTATAAGTGGCGGAAACCTTCCCAAGGACTTCAAGGTGAACTATGTCCTGAACATTGTGAATGATCTCACAAGGGAACAGGAACTCGAAGAGATCTTCGCAAGCCTGAGGATTAAGCACCAGAAGTGTCGGGATACTGTTACGGTATTGACCTTGAAGGACAGGGAAAAGGAAGGCTCTTTCACGGTCAAGGCGTCCGAACTGTTGGAGAAAAAGGTTCGGGTACAGATGACACCTGAACAAGCGGTCGAGGCAGTAATTGCTTCTGGAGACCAGGCGAAAATTGACGCCTTAATCAAACAACTGCAAAATGGCAGAACAAAAAAGTAACTAAACCTGAGGCGATACGGTAATTCTATTTTATGAAAGAGTTTGTTTAACCTACGTTAATTAAATTACCATAGGAGATGTAAATCCACAATTTAGTCTTTTAGGGTATTTAGTATGTTTAGTGTAGTAAGTAACGAGTATTATCCATATACATGGTTTTAATGGGTTATGAACCTACTGAGAGAATAAGAGAGAGAGAAGAGATACATACCCACTATTTTCTCTTCTAAAAAAAAAAATAAAAAAAAAGAATTAATATGTATCTTATTATATCTATTCTATTATGTATCTTCTAATATCCTCTTATGAAATTGGTAAAATCAATGGTATGGGTTATACTCGTTACTTAATGCACTAAATATACTAAATATACTAAATATACTAAAGGTACTAATATACTAGAATATACTAAATCCAATGCTTGACTAAATTCCACAAATATTTACATTTACAAGTCGATTTAGTTGTGTTATAATATGATTAAATAGTAAGGAGGATATTATCTATTTAATTAGGAGTATATATGGAAAGAAAGAATGATAGCACACTAGAAGTTAATTGTAAGAGAACTACGTTAGCAGTTCTAACTATTTGGTTTATCCAGAGTTTTAAGAGGGCTCCTAAATCAAAGAGCGAGTTGATTAGAACTGTTATGGAAGAGGCAGAGAGATCTACGATTGAAAGTGGCATTAGTGAGCCTGTGGAGACTATTGAGGAGGCAGAAGATATTCTTAACGAGGCAGGTATAGGTGGACTGAATAGGTATGATAGAGGTAAGAGAGGATTAGCTTTTAATATGAAAGTGGAAGATGGAAGGATTAACAGAAGTATTTCTCAGAGAGACATTGATGAGGCACTGAGGTTGTTTAAAGAGAATAATAAGATAGTTCCTACAACTGAGCAGGATTTTTCAGCAGAGAACTTAAAGAGAGTGTTTAGAGAAACTCTCAAAAATCAGACGAACGAAGTGAGTTCCACAAATAGTCCAGGTGATACTATTACTAATGAGGAGGTGAAAGATGAAAAGTGAACTATTTCATTGCTGTAATAGTCAGATGAGTGTTCAGGAAATTAAGATACTTTCATCGGGGTTAAGAGCTGATGTTAAGTGTCCTGAGTGTGGGAAACACAGAGTTGTGAAAGGAGAATTTAAGATTGAGAATGATAAGATCTATTCAGTTAAGATTACCTATTATAGGACTGCTTGACCTATGTTAATTTAATTAACACAGGTGAGGACGATTGAATCTCTTTAAAACTATGCTTGACAAATGGAAATAGTTCTGGTATAATAATCTCATGAGGATAAAATAATATTAATCTATTACTATAGAGGACTAAATTGGATAGATTAAAAGAGGCTAAAGTAAGAGTCTTAGCAAAACAGTTTATTAGAACTGTTCCGTATGGCTTTGCTATTCCTGTCCCAGATAAGATGCTTGACAGTCTTAGCGATGAAGAAGTAAAAATATTCTTTAGCGTAATAAGATTAAAACTAAGACAGGTTGGGAATTACTGGGAACTAAAATAGAAAGGAGGTGCAAAATGTCTAGCGAATTTATCTTATTGTGGTTCGTTGGCAGTGCAGGAGTAATCTGTGGAGTTGTTACTATGCACTGGTGGTTAGATAAACTGGATAGGAAGAGGAAAGAGAGAAGGAGATTGCAGAGAA